TGACTGCTTTAAAAGATATTTTATTGGAAACAAATATTACATTTAAAAAAGACGGCATTAGAATTATAAATATGGATAAATCTCATACTATCTTAGCGCATTTATTTCTCGACGCTAATAAATTCGAACATTATTATTGTAAATATGACAAAATTATTATAGGTGTTAATATGTTCCATCTTTTTAAACTTATTAATTCTATCGATAACGACGACACTTTAACCATTGAAATCGACGAAACCGAATATACCGATGGTATTGTAGACCACCTTGGATTAAAATTCGAAAACGGCGATATTAAACAATGTAAAGAACAAAAATTAAAACTCATCGAACCCGATGAAGAAGAACTCGAACTTCCCGACGTTACATTCTCATCCATCATCAACCTACCCGCCAGTGATTTCCAAAAAATCATTCGCGATTTATCTAATATTTCAGAAAGACTCGAAATCAAATCTGTCGGCGAAGAACTCATCTTCGAATGTTGCGGCTCTTGGGCTGTCGCCAAAATTACACGGTCCGAATGCGACGGCAACATGGAATTCACCCAAAAACCCGATAATGCAAAAGTTATTCAAGGAGAATTCTCCCTTAAAAATCTCGGGTATTTTATTAAATGTACGAATCTATGCAACAGTATCGAGATGTATTTAGAAAATGACCTCCCTTTGATAGTCCGCTATGCTGTTGCCAGCCTTGGGGAAATCAAGCTGTGCTTAGCTCCATTACCTTCTATGTGAGCGTATTATGGTGTCAATCTTTTTAATCATTTAAATTTAAGCTGTAAAAAAATCCTTAAATTTAAATCTCTATTGGGTCTCTTCCCATTTTAGATGTTTATCGCTTTTCTTATGTTTTGCAAGTACGCTGGCTTGATTTTTCATTTTACTTCCACAAGGACATTTATATTTTGGGTTCTCTTCTTTTTCTTTTTTCAATCGGTCAATGTATTTTTTATGTTCTTCGGGATTTTCTAAAAATAATTTATGTATCGCAGTTTCTAGGTGATTTTTCATGTGTCGTTTTGAAACTATTACCCCACAAACACACGGTTCTTTTTCAGCGCGACGGGCTTGAACCACTTGATTTTGAAGATAAACTCTTTGATTTTCGAGCTGTGCCTCTCTCGTTCTAGCATAACGATTTCTATGATATTCTTTCTGATCTTGACTACTATTGGACATACTATAATAATACATATATATTTTTTTTTTAAATCAATTTATTGTTGGATTTTAAGCCAATTTTGATGTTTTGGTGTGTTGTTATGTTTATTTTTTGCTCCACTTGTTTGCGATATATTTATTTCTGAACCACAGTCGCATTTCCATTTTTTAACTTTACTTCTTTCTTCTTTTTCTTGCATTTTAATAGCATGGGCTTTTGGATCTTTAAAAAATAATTTATGTATAGCACTTTCTTTGTGTCTTTTTAATTTAATTCTTGAAATTAAAGCACCACAATCGCATGGCATTAATTCACTTCGATGTGCTATTACATCTGGATTTTTGTTGTATGCCGTTGTTCTTTTTTTTGATCTTTCTAACTCTTCAGGCGACCTTTTTTTTGTAACTTGTTGATGATATTCTGCGCGTGTTCTTCCGGCTTTCTTGATATTAACACAATTAACGCCGATTTGCTGAAATGTACCTTCATATTCTCGCAACTTTTTTCGAATTACAAGGATAATTTTTTACAAGTTCTATTCTAGCATCATCATATTGTAATATTCCAGCCGAAGAACAGTATTCGCCAGCTGTTCTTTTTTTCCCATTATTAATCCATTTTTTATACCATCTTTGATGTTCATCGAACCTAATTTCAAGGGGATTCGTTGTAGATCCAATATAAGGCAACTCGCAATGGTCGCTAATAATCTTGTAAATTTTACCTTTGGAATAATCTTCCATTATAATTAAATTAAAAAGTTTAATTATAATTCAATTTACATTCAATGATAAACGTATAATTTTGTAACACTTGCTACTCCCAACATTGGAAATATTAAATCCCAATTAAATTTTCTGGTAAAGTTTGTATCTGTTATTGCTTCGTTACTTTCAGCTTGTCTTACTATACAGCCTCGAAAAGCCTTCCTGGTTCCTAACGTAAAGATAATAAACAATAGATGCCAATTTAATAGTTCTTTGTTAAAAGATATTATTGGAATTGCGGCAAATATAATAGCCAACATATAATGATATATTTCTATTAACAAGGGTTTATCAATAGCCCTTCCTATTGTATATAGAGCAATTCCAATGATTAAATACATAACTATATACAAATCATATCCCTTCAAATTGTTGAAAAATAATATAACAGCTAATCCCGCCATACCTAAAGAATTACCCATATCGCAAGCCACTATTGCTTTATTTATTTCCATTAATATTAATTAATATTATTTTTTTGGTATAATATACTTATATGTATTCAAACAAGGATGTAACATTTCATATAATTTTGCTCTTTTGTAATCTTCATTTTTTATCCAAATACTCCAGATATTATACATCGGCAAACGCGTAACCATATATATCGAATCGCGGGGACGCACCGCATTTGGTCTTATTAAACACAATTCTAATAATTTTGAAGGATAGATTGATAAATCTTTTCTTACAAAACCCAATGGAATTTTATGTATTTTCGTTTTCTTTGTCGGATATACTTTCATACGCGGTCTATATTGATGGACGCGGTTCGTTCTATTTATAATTAACGGCGCTGTTGATGAATAGGTCCATTTTACTAATTTATAATACACTTCAATCGGTTTCATTAAAAACCTTTTTCTTTCTTTTTCTATCAAATTATTCATATATTTATTCGTAAAATTTAAATTCGATTTCGCATATGAAAATATTATTATTATTAAATCGTCCGATAATTCATTCATATGTATAATATATATATAATAGTGAATAAGTTGTAAAGGAGTATAAAATATATTACAAAAAAGTAGAAAGAAATACAATTGAAACAATTGTCAGCTATATCTGATATATTTGACATATTTGAAATATATACCAACTGGTCGCAGTCATCAAATAAATCCATTTATATTCAATATTTTTTAAAATTTAAATAGATTTTTTATTGTATTTATTACTTGTGGTTTATATGTAAAACCAATTGTTCCAAATAATATTCCAAATAATCCCCCAATTATAACTTGTTGAACGGTATGACAATTTAAATAAACTCTGCTATACATTATAAACAATGCTAAACTTGATAATATAATATTTCTTATATCATATAAAGCATAACCGTTGTATATATTTTTTAATATCATGTATGTTGTAAACCCGGTTGCTTCTTGTGAATGACCCGAAGGCATCCCATATGATGTAGTTTTATGTCCGGGCGGGTCTTTCCATATTCCACAATTGGCTGCTCCTTTCGGTCTGCTTCCTTTTCCTAATATTGGATAATATTTATCTCCCATTATAGGCTTGGCTATTTTATATTTTAACACTCCATTTATCATGTTTGATATTATCATAAATATAAATAAATAAATATCATTTATCATTAACGCATATATTATAGTAGCTGCTGGATAGAATCTGGCAAAATCATTAATTAGTTCCATATATAAATTGAATAGATTTATTTATTATTTAATATGTTATAAATAAAATTTACAATGACAAATGTATTCGTATTGCTCTTTATGGGTTTGTTTGCTCTTATATTCTTAGCGGTTGCTTGTCTGATTATTACTAGAGTGCTTGTTATTTTGTGTGAATTCTTTCTGGCGTTGTATAAATGTCTCTTTCCGGATGGCGAGCCCAACTCTTGGCATATTGGTTGTTGTTGTTGTGATATTATAGTAGATTGTTCTGGTTCTTGTTCTAATTTACCAAGATATTGCATTGCACAGACTAGAACGCTATGTAATAAAATAAATTTCCATTGCTCTAATCAATGGGGATGTATGGCAAAACATTTTGGGTGTCGTTGTTGTAGAAAAAATATGAAAAAAATTGTACCTATAAAAAAGAACTATAGTAATAATCATATTATCATAATAAATCCTTATGATAATAATTATAAAATAGGAACTGTTTCTAAAAACGTAAATATTGTTTAAATCTCCATCGACCTACGCGGTAATCTTCTTCTAGGTGTTCCAGGTAATATATTAATAATCATTTTTTCTTGTTCTAATATTGGTGGTTCTTCTTCTTTTATCGGTATATCTTGTCTACACATTTCAATATTCTTTTTTGGTTCTTTTATTATATTTTTAAATAATTCTTTATGATAAGAATCTCTTGGTCTTACGGCGTGTTTTGCTAATTCTTCAAATCTTATATTGAGTGCTTCAAGATATTTTATCTTATTAATTGCTTTTGTTTCTTTACATACCGCAATTTCTTCGGGTGTTAATCCATAATATTCTACAATATCATTTTTTTTTATTTTTATTTCTCTTAAAGCCTCAAAATATTCGTTAAAACAACCCACTCTTTCTAAACAATTTACACCTTCTTCTCCTATAAGCCAAGTCATTATCATTCTTTCTACTTTCTCTTGTAACCAACATTTCCAAGATACATAAAAAGTACAACTTAAAATTATTAATCCCCCGAAAGATAAGCCTCCCAATACAAATATATTATTTAAGTCTAATTCAAATTTTGTACTATTTTTATTGTTTTCATAGTTTTCTTTGTTTTCAACTCTTGTTATAAGTGTTTGATTAATTATTTTTCGTATTTCATTTGTTTTATTCGTCCAATTGATCCTTATTTGATATATCCATTTTGTTTTATTGATAATTATAATTCTAATTTTTTCAATTATATTAGTTTTATTTATCCATCTTATTTTATCTATCCAGTTAATTATTACCTTATCTATCAAGTTGATTTTTTCAATTATATTAGTTTTGTTTATCCATCTGGTTTTATTTATCAAATTAATTATTTGCTTGTCTATCCAATTTGTCTGATTTATGATATTAGTTTTATTTTTTATAATAATTCTTGTTATGTTAAAATATTGTTTTAAATCAGGTATATTATCTGGTTTTGATATATATTTTACACAAATAGGTAAATGATATTTATACTCATTATTCGAAGCATTTATAGTTTCACGACATGAGTGAGTTGTTATTTGTGTATAATCTTCATTGTAATAACTGCTATAAAAAGTGGTTTGGAAAGCAATGCATTTATCATTCGGAGCAAAATTATATAGGGAAGAGCTAATGGTTGGGTTTGTATATGTTGCTTCACAAGAAGCGATTCCCCAATCGATGTCATCGCATATATATTTTCCAGATCCCCCATATCCCCCATATCCTCCGTAAGGATTATTAGATTCTCCACTATCACACCATATATTATTTTTGTTCCAACTTGGAATTACCCTTGACCCCGTGCAATATACACCAATGCCCAATTCACAGTAAAATTTTACTTCTCTATAATTACAATTAGTACATTTACAAGTTGCACCTCTATGAAGCGGACACAATACTTTTACATTATTGCAATTAGTATTACCCACGGTATTTTGAGTTTGACTACCACATTTTAACTCAAATTTATATCCCTTCCTGATATTTCTTGCGTCAATTATTAAATTATTTAATTGTCCTTTATTATTTCCTGTGGCTTCTATATAACAATTTCCTGTATCACAGTATATTTTTGTCATATTACAAGCACCTTGATTTTTACATAATATAGAAACGTTGCCATAATATGTTTTGTTAAAAGCTAAATCATAATTTTTTACTGTTATCTGATTTGCTAATATTAAGAAACTTGTAAAATGAAACAAATAAAGTAATATCCTAAATAACTGCATAATATTATATGAAGTTATTTTAATAATTTGGATTGTGTTTTTTAAATAAACATCCATGTAATGCCAAACCATCAATGGGAACCATCGCTCTTGGATTTTGATTATCTAAATCTTTCATCCAAATTTTTAATATACAAAAAGTCTTTTTGGGAGATATTGTCATTCCGTTTACTTTTGAAATAAATTTTGTTTCTTTTGAAACAGTTTCCCCCGTTAAAGCAAACATACAACTATTCCATACTTCGCAGACTTGCTTATTCATCACCTTAAAAGAAAAACAACCACCTTTGCTATTTTTTGGATCTTCCCACGTTGGATTAATATCTTTTCTCATTAAAAATAACATACAGTTTTTAATCATTTTTTCAGGTATAGAATTATTCAAAGATATAATTTCCTCCATAGTTGAAAGTTCCATTATTTTAATATAGCTTTTTAAAGACCAATCTGTATCATGTGGTAAATGCGCCCACAGAACCCATTTATCACTTAATGCGTGATGTTCTGGTTTATTTAAGCAATGTTGTCCCTCCATTATAATTAATATAAATAGTTTTTATTTATATTAGTTTTTTATATTATTTCGTATTTATTATCATCTTTCAAATGAATTTGTTTATCTGGCAACAAATCAAACATCATAACATTTTGGTCCATTATATTTATTACATAATCCTCGTCTTTTAATTCATATTTATGATATTGATATAAAAACCATTTTAAAAAGTTATATCCCAATATATGATTATCTACTACAAAAAACGTTTTTAAATTATGATTTATATCTATTGTTTCTCCTTTTGATTTGAATATTACCTGTAAAAATATTTTTTTATCTTGTTTTATGATTTCATCGTTCATTACTTTTTTAACATCTAATATCGGTTCTAATATTTTGGATACATCACCCATTTTCAATATAATAAAATCAATTTCATTCCATTTTGGCGAATCACTCTCATTCATTTTATGGTCTTTGCCATCTTTTATATACAAATAAGTTGGCTTATTTATTTCTTTTATTTCTAGATCTCCCTCGCTTATTTCTTCATCTTTAAACCCCATATAGTCGTTCATAATATGATACAACTTCAAAATTTTAAAAGTTCCATTTATTAATACTGTATCTACATTTTTTTTATACTTATTATATCCAAAATAACCTATAACAGCTAATGCTAAATAATAATACATTATGATTTATTACAATATATTATTTTTAAATTATATTTCTACTTTTTAGTTTATTTAAAAACGTATTTTTGCTTTCACCGCCCAATTGTTCTCCGACATCTATACATAGAATTTTTAAACAACTCTCAAATTCTGTATCGGTTGTTCTATTTATACAAGTTTCAGCTTGATTAGCGAAAGATGCAGCAATATCCATTTTTCCCATATCAATTAAAACATTTCTAACTATTTTTACATATTCTCGTCTTTTACCGAATTTATTTTCACCAGAATATAATCTTGAGAACCAATTAAATTTATAATCTTTTCCTTTACCATCGTTTTGTATCATTGCTTTATCATAATTTAATTCATCTTCTTTTATTTCTTCCGCTTCCGTTTCGTTTGTTTGTAAATCATCCGTGGTTCTTGGTGGGTCGCCCACGACTTGTTTATCTTGTGGCTGTTCTATATGGTCATGGCTATGGTTATGGTTCTTTTTTTCATTTGAAATTAAAGGTGGTTGGTTGTCATATACTTTTAATTTACCATTTTTTGGGTCCAATCCAAAAACCGTCAACAACATCAATGTAATTATTGTCATTAACATAAAGGGAACAAATACTATTATCCACGATATTATTCCTAAACCAGAATTACACAAAAACTGTAGTAAAACTGTAAATATTACACATTGCCATACTTTCATTAATGCCGTGTTAAAATAACCTTTAACTACATCAATCCCTATTTGTGTAACTGAAAAAATTAAATAAATTAATGCTGGAGGACATAATCTTTTTAATATCATTTATATTATACTTGGAAAAAAATACCGTTTTTTTGTTCACCTATTATACTTCCAACCTCTTCATCGTCCTCTATTTTATATACGACCCCTTCTTCATCTACGTAACAAAGAACCGTATTCTTTTTATTTGAGGATTTCATTCTTTTTAAAGTATATTTTTGAATAACTGCTTTTGGCAATACAAGTTCCATTTCTTCTAATACTAATTCCTCTACTTCATCTTCATCTTCATCTTCATCTTCATCTTCGTCGCTTGCGGTGTCAATTGTCGCATATTCACCTGCTTCTTGCGCGAGTAAGACTGTTTTGGCAACAGCAACCGCAACTTCTTCTTCATCTTCTACTTCATCTTCAACATCTTCAACTTCAACTTCAACTTCATCTTCTTCTTCATCTTCATCTTCTTCTTCTTCTTCTTCTTCTTCTTCATCTTCTTCTTCTTCTTCTTCTTCATCTTCTTCATCTTCATCTTCATCTTCTTCTTCATCTTCTTCTTCATCTTCATCTTCATCTTCAACATCTTCAACTTCATCTTCTTCTTCGGTGGTCGTCTTAATTGTTGCTAGAGCTTTGATTTTTTGTATTTGGATTAGCATTGTTTTTGGAACACGAAATTCTGGATTTTTCTGTTCCTCTTCCTCTTCCTGGTTTGACAATGTATATTGCATATTTAATTGTGAATAATTATCATTCATTGTTGAAATATCTTCTGTGTCATCGTTATCTGTATCAATATCTGATAATCCAGCTTCTCCCCAACCTTTTATACCAGCCGATGATACAATAATATCTTTAATTACTAAATCCTTACCTAGACTTTTGTGTTGAGGACTATATGCTACAAAATTTTTAATGGCTTCGTTCAACATCAAATCAAATGTAACCCAAGTAATCCCCGGATGAGGTCCATAATTTTTAGACTTGTTAAGTTCTAAAAGTTGATGATGTGATAATGTGATATGGTAAGCGGTGTCTAATTTAATAATAATTTCGGAAACAGTAGGTTTTTTCGCTGCGGAAAAATAATCATTTACGGTGATTTGTTTTACAGTTTGAAATTCATCGTCTCGTTCTTCATCAGATGAAGATTCATAATTAACATAATTTTCACGAGGTATTACTTCATTGGATATTTGTACTTTCCTATTCTCCAATTCTACAAGTACATCGGACTTTGCTTGTTGTTTTCCAATATTATTTATTTCGCTTATATCGAGTTGGACGCCTTGCTTTGGCGCACCTAATACATTTGTAATATTTAGTTGTTGAATTGTTGCTTTTTTCTTTAATCTATCATTTTCTTCTTGTAAAATTTTTAGTTTAATTCTTAATTGAGCGTTATCAGTTATAATAGAATTATATAAACTTGAACGCATAAATAACTTATGGACTTCATTCAAATCTTTCATACAACCGCTTAGATTTTCTTCTAATATTTCACCAATACCCCTGGTAATTTGGTCTATTACATTTTTTATTTTGGGCTTATTAATTTCATTTTCTGAGCGATAGGAATTACTCATTATATTATTTTTTCCCATTTTTGTTTTATATTCTTTTTTTATGTTAATTAAACTGTTCGTGAATCAAAGTTATTATCGAATCACCTTTTTTATTCGGCATTAATTTGCCCTTTATTCTTCTATTTATCATGGGAAATGGTATATTGACTTTAATAAAATTGCCATTATCTATAAAATCTTTGAAACAAGTATATAATTTTTTGATTGGCATATATGAATAGTTTAATCCAAAATGGTTTAATTCTTTAATTATATTTTTTACGTCGGACTTTCTTTCTTCGATAGTTTTATATTCAATTTCTTTTATATTGTTTTTTATGATTTCTGACATATAAAAAATAATATATATTAATTTTTATATTAATTCGTTAATTTATTGTTATTTTTTTGAAAAAACATTATATAATGGCATCTTTAGATAAACTCAAAATTGTAATTAGTCAAACTGATTATTCAGAAGAAAAAGCAACTCAGAAATTAGAAGAATGGAATAACGACCATATGAATGTTATTCGAGAATATTTAAATCCAAAATTCCAAGAAAAAAAACCTAAAAAACTAAAATCAGTCAATCAAGAAATGATGTCGCAGATTAGAAATTATATGGACGCGATTTCGACAGATTATGAAAAACGAAAATCAGAAAGCACTAAAAATTGAAGTTAGAAGATAATATTTGATTTTTATTTTGCGTAACTTTTTTCCTCTTTAATCTATATTCTTTGCTTTTTACCCTTGTTTTATTGTTATTATCCAATAAATTTGAATAAACATTTGGAATGTCATTGTTTTCTTCGTATAATTCTGGTAATATTTTTGTCATTGGTTTATCAACAATCATCAATAATTTATCATTTTGTAGTAATTTTCTATATTCATTAATTGTAAGATTTCCATAGTATTTTTCCAAAGTATAATATGGATTTGGAGCTGGTTTGATATTGATTGTATAATTATATATTTTACTATAAATATTATTTATCAAACTATATCTTTCCCATAGTGTCGAAGCATCTATATTTTCATTTTTCAAATGGGCGACCGCGCACTCAGGACAACAAAAACACCCATAAACTTCATAACTATTATTTTCATATTTTATGGGTATATGTATAGCTGGATTATCAAAATTACAAGTGCACCAAAAACACGCTGATTTTTTATCGGAAACATTATTGTGTCTTAATTTATTTTTTAGGTGATCTAATTTGATCCATATTTCTTTTACGTTTATATCCTCTTCGTCTTTTACGGGTTCTTTATTTTTTTTATTATCAAAAATAACAATTTGTTCTGGTTTTGTATTTGTATTTTCATTTACCTTTAACTTTTGAAAATTTAAATTTTGAAGTTTTGAATTACTATTCAATTGATAGGCCGTTGGATCTGATAAATTATTAATATCGGGGTTATAACTTCCAGTTGACATCAACACTGTAGAGCAAATTTCACTTTTTTTACATTTTAAATGTAAAATTATATTTGTCGGTTGTTTAACATTTACATTTAATTTTAATTCTGATTTCTTTATTAACTTTCCTCCTTTAGGTTTTCTACCTCTTTTCTTTTTTACCGGTGGAACTACTGGTTCGGTTGATTGTTTTTTTGGTTTGCGTCCGCGCTTTTTTTTTACAACTGGTGGGGCATCTGTGTTTTCTATTTTCTTTTTCCGGGGCATCGTTTATAAACATGAAAAAAGTTTTTCTTTTAAATACTTTATATATATTAATCTAGTCATCCAACACTGGTCTTTTACTCCTACTAGGAGGCGTTATCGATACATTCATATTATAACAAGTCCTACATAATGAAGTATAATTATCAGCAGCCCCTACAACCGTTTGTTCTTGTTCGTGAGATAATCTATGTGTATAAATTGCATCTCTTTTTTTACATTTTTTACAAATTGCTTTTAGTTTTACAATATCGTCGCATAATGGTATTACATCCAATATACTCCCAAATTTTCTTCGTTTAAAATCGCCATCCAATCCGGATATATATACTTTTTTTTTATATAAATTCGATAATATGTTTACAACAGAATACAAATTTGTGAAAAACTGCCCTTCGTTTATTAAAAATATATCATATTTAGTTACCAAACTAATCGTCTCCGCGAGGTTTGTAGCAGATAGATACATGCAGGGAACTTTCAAACCGTTATGATTCGACATTTCATTATTATCATTCCACCTATCTTTATCCAAAGAATTATTTATTACACAACAAGGAATATCGGCAGCAGTATATCTATGATAAATTCGCATCAATTCTGTTGTTTTACCAGAAAACATTGGTCCTAATATAACTTTTACATAACCGTGCATTTCAGCATTTTTCTTTAATAATTCCATTTAAAACAATACATTAATATTATTTTAAATCAATTTCTCAATTTCTCAAAATGAGCTTTTGTTTCTTTATATCTCATTCCACCAACTTTATATAATTTATGAATTATTAATGGCGTCAATTCTCTTTTCAATACTCTTTTTGCTCTATATATTTTAAAATCTTCTATGATATAATCCATTAATTCTTTTTCTATTTCTTTAATAATGTTTTTTTTGACATAATAATAATTCCTATATGAACCAAAATCATTTCTATTGTCAGGAATCACTTTATTAATAATTTCTTTTAATTTTTGACTCGATAAACACTTTGGATATGTTTTTAAATTAAACCATTTTACATTTGCAATCATATCAATACGCACATCTTTTGCTTTTGGTCCAGCATTTTCATATTGAGAACCTTCATACCACATTTAAATATATTATAAACAATATATTTAAATTATTTTCTTCTTTTACTCTTTTTACGCGTCTTTCTTCTTTTATGACCCGCACCTTTCCTTCTAGTTTCGCCTGGTCGTAAATTCATGTCTTTAATTGGTCTAAACCCATTATTCCACATAATATCACAATCGATGCCCTCTACGACGCCGCCATTTGGCAACATAATATTCATATAGTCGGGTGCCGTCTGTCCGTTTGAACCTTGTCGGTTAATTGTAATAATTTGAAAATCAGGCATCTGGAAGTTGGACGGACGCCCAATCCATTGGTT